ATGTCCATAGTAATCTTATCTTTACGCAATCTTTCAAGGAACACTTTACGATTACTGTTCAGTGCCTTAAAGTTAATGAACCTTCGGTGCTCGTAATAATCGCCAAGGTGGACGATATGCTTAATGTTGTTCTCATTCAGATAAGGAAAGAACACTTCGTTGTAGAAGCGTTCTTGGTAATCAATAAAAATATCTGAGGAGTTCCTGATACCACAATGAGTATCGTTAAGTATAGCAAACTTCAAAACTATTCCTCTAGGAAGTCGGACAAGTCAGAGTCATATTGAAATGATTTTTTACGGTTTACGACTTTTGTTACTTGCTTATATTCTTCAACTTTAGCATCTTTTTCTTTTACTTCATCTATACGGCGACGGAGATTATCAACAAAGGATTGGACTGCCTTTGCTACTTGCGGATCTTCATCTGGATCAATCATAAATTCTTCAATACCAGATTCTGCAAGGAATTTTAATTTAACATCTTGTTGCCTTTTTTCTTTCTTTATTCTCCGAATAAATGCGTACCAAGAAATTTGAGTAAAGTATCCAAATGCATTTGGTTTACCTTTGCGGGTCGCTGCTTCTATGTTGTAATTACCGATAGCATTCAAGCAGTTCTCCACTGCATCCATTACCATCTCTTCACGATAAGTGTATCTAACAAAATTAGATTTATGAGACAACCCCTCAGCGATTTTCAAAAAACAACGGGCGATATAGTCAGGTACAATGGGATCTGATTCTTTTTTGTCTCTTGCCATTCTGACAGTTTTTACATAATCAACCACCGCTTGTGAAAATTCTGCATTATTCACATAATGTGGACGTTCGTTTGGTTTCATTATCACTCCAAAAAATATCAACTATAGGATATTGTACCCTAAAAAGATTAAAAAGTCAATCCCTTGGTTTAAAAGTTACTATATTGCCTGTATTCGTTATAGGTTCTGGTTGGTCGCCATTACCTAATACTTCCTGCATAGTTTGGCAAGATTGTAAGTATTGATCAATAAGGGTATCGGATGGGGTAGACAACGAAACTATTGATATTGGATTTATAGCACAAGATGTTTCTAAGTTATCAGTGTACTTTAGGAAAGGTCTCATAATGTAATATTGCTTTCCTTCCATTTCGTTTTCAAAATCATCATCTTCTAAGTCTTTAATTAAAACAGCATGATCTACTAGGTAATGATTTTCGTCATTTTCTAATATTTGAGCAACTATCCATTCACCTGTTACAAGATAGAACTGTCCCAATGAAGGTCTACTAATCTTCATATATGCACCTTATGAAGTTCGTAATCGAACTTCTCTCTGTTGTATATTTTAATACGTTCGCCTGAGTGGTTCAAGGTGAAGTTCTTTTTCGACTGCCATTGTAAGTCGTCACAGAGATCGTAGAGTTTTGTGTCTTGCCCGTTATCTGCTTTTCTAAGACCACGTCCGATTGATTGTAAAACTTTGACTTGTGATTTAGATGGACTTGCAAAAATAATGTTATGGAGGTTCCTAATGTTAATACCAGTAGAAAAAGTGCCAAGACTTGCAACGATGATAGCATTTTTCGATCCCTCTACGATGCCCCTAATTGATTCCCTATCCGAAACGTCCGTACCACCATGCACATAGAACACTGAATTAGATTTTTCCTTAATCATTTTATAGAGCACTTCGCCGTGCTTCTCTACAAACTGATACAGTACCAAAGTGTTGCCTGTTTGTGTTAATGCTAGATTGCGTATCAATTTGTTTCTAGGTTCATGTCCAACCAGGAAGTCAACTTCCTCTTGATATGTTCGCCCTACATTAATTCTACGCAATTCTTTTGAATAGTCAAGAACTAATACATCTATTTTTAGTTTGGCAAGTGTACCTTTATCCTGTAGGTCTCGAGTGAATGTTACTCGCTTTGTCGGACCAAACAATCCTTCTAGCACAAGTTTGTTCACCTGCGTACCATCAAGTGTACCTGTGGTGCCAAACCTGTAGTCTGCTTCAAAGCACTTGTTCATCAGAGTGGTCAGAGACTTTGCCTTGAACAAGTGGCACTCGTCTCCAAACACACAACCAAACTGTTCGAACCATTCCTTGCCTAGTCTGTAAACTGACTGCCAAGTTGTTATGATAACTCTTTTATCAGTCTTTTTATCTTTGCCAGAATAAATCCTATGGCAATGTTCAGATACCTTGTATCCATAGTCCTCAAAGTCTTTGTACATCTGCTCAACCAACGATGTAGTCGGAACCACTATCAGTACCGACTTCTCATGTTGATTAAGATACCAGCGCATCAAGTTGTAGATTATAAATGATTTACCAGAACCTGTGGGCGAGAGCAAAAGACAGCGTTTGCGTTCTATACCATGTACAATAGCATCATACTGATAATCGCGAGGAGCGAAAGGCATGTTCCACATAGCTTGCGAGGAAACTAATTTCTGATGATCCACCTTGTTAGTTGCGTTGGGTAGACCATAAGGACTATCTTTTAACTGTATATGATAGTGACGGTCTGCTGCGAATCTACAAAGTTTTGTATACAATCCAACGTTGAGTTCACAGGTCAATGAGTTGAACAAGCGGATCTTACCGTCCCACTGTCTGCGCCTAACAGCAGGCATAAACTTAGCACCAGGAACGTTGAAAGAAAAATACTCACTTAGTTCGTGACGGACTCCTGGTTCACACAGGACTGCCATCATTGAATGATTCTGCATCTGTAACGTCAGGGTCGCCATGCTTTTCTTTGTAATCTTTTATCGCTGATTTGATTGCATCTTCCGCCAGTACCGAGCAATGTATCTTTACAGGCGGGAGTGATAGTTCTTCAGCAATTTGTCGATTACTGATTTTTCCTGCTTCGTCAAGGGACTTTCCTCGAACCCACTCGGTGAGTAGCGATGAAGAAGCAATAGCACTGCCACATCCGAAAGTCTTGAATCGAGCGTCTTCAATAATTCCGTCGGGCGATACTTTGATTTGCAACCGCATGACGTCTCCGCACGCTGGAGCACCGACCATGCCTGTTCCGACATTTTCTTCACTGTCGGAGAACTTACCAACGTTCCTAGGATTTTCATAGTGGTCAATCACCTTCTCGCTGTATGCCATAAATTTCCTCCTTGAAAGCAGGATCTTTACCAAACTTTGCTGCTGCTTCCACTCTTGCTTTTGTTAGTACAATAGGTGAAGACGGTTTACGTTTCGCGCGATAAGATCCGTGCGAACTCATCTTCGCTCTTTTCCTCACCTTACCACTAGTCTTCATTGTCTTCGCCATAACGTCTCCACACTCCATCTGTTGTTAATTTAAAACATGCTATAAAAAAATCGGGACGAGTATTTTCAGTCCACTCTTCTGGGGCGACTATACTCATAACATCCTGCCCCTTGTTGTTGTACAGATAATACTTCTTGCCGATGATAGGAGTCACACCCATCGCAGCGTTTTGAACACGCGTCGTATCCTGTACTAGTTTTACAAGAGCATCATATTCCTCTTGTAATTTTCCTATCCTACCTTCTATATATTGGTTTCCCTTCAGTGGGTTACCATGATCAACAATAGCAGGAAAAGAAGGTGTCGTACCATAAGCGAGCAGAGATTTTTTATCCCCCTGACTCAAACCTTCGTACCTCTATAATATTGCGAATATGTTGATGGCGCCACTTGATACCTTCTACCATTTCTTTCAGCGCTTCAACCATCGCTTTATAGTAAGCGATCTTTTGTTCCGACTTCTGTATCTCAGTATCGCTGTCGTAATAATAACTCAAGTCGCCTTTCATTACTTTCAGTCCATTAAAGGGATCGTGATCCCAACCAAGAGCAACTATTTCTTCTTGTGACATCTTACCGTTATACCAGAGAAACTTGTTCTTCAACAAGACCTGCTGATCCGACTCCGCTTTTTTGAGCAGGAGTTTCGCTTGAGTAAGATACCCAAGATACTTTGCGTGAAGTTTGGGTGTATCTCTAGAACATTCGTCTAACTTATGAGTTATCTCACAATCTTGCGACCACTGCGCAAGTACATCATCTAAATTCATATTTTACACTATTTCAAAATAACTAAACCTAAAACTTACTGGGAAGATAAGATATTCCACTGTCTGATTCTGCGCTTCAAATCGAATATCGCCAATTGATGTTGGGATGCAATCAATATACTTGAATGTCTTAGTCTTATTGTTAGAACTATTAAGAGCAGTCACCGCTATATCAGAATATGTTGGTTGAGTAGTGGAACCGCCATTAAAGTCGTCCCTTCTCTGTATTTGTTCGTCATTGACAAGTCTAAGCATCCAGTTATATACTTCAACATAAGAATTGAAATCTTCATCCAACAAAACATCCATAACCAATTCACCATATTGCATTTGGTTTCCTGGCATCGGTACACCTTGGATACGTTGATATGGCGTTTCAGTTGCTGGGTTTGACGCACTAGGATGAGTGATAGACTGTACAAAGAATGTCAGATTAGAAAAGTTCTGACGATCTATAACAACCTTAAACCCAGTTGGTTGAAACAGGTTGATGTTAGATGTAAGATTACTGGACATGTATACTTTCCCATTGAATAGGTCTATTGTATACTATTTAGTCCAAAAAAGCAAGAGATAAAAAATGCCCCGAAGGGCATTTATTTTAGGAAGAGCAAGCAGCGCCATCCTCTGAGGCATCGTATTTCTCGTCACCACAACCATATTTGTTATCGTTGTTAGTGTCGCAACCACGTTGCCAATACTGCATTGTGAAAGTGTAACCTTCGCTCCACGGTGTATATGCTTTGCACCACTCGTGACTACCAAACGCTTCGCCATCAGTACCGTTGTCTGGTGGGACGTAATCTACTTTTTCGGTCGGCACGATTTTTTCATATCGCATCGTTTTACCGTTATTGTAGACGGAACGTCTCCACAACTCTGACTGTTTAGCAACAAACACGTATTCGTCATCAGCAACAGTATAAACATCGCCGTTGTCATATGTAATTGTGTGAGCGTGTGCCAAGATGGGCAGGCACAATAAGAAAAGAATAATATTTTTCATATCATCTCCAAGTTGTTTCGAAACTAATCGCAACCTCATGTTGCAGTATTATATAGTAATTATAAAAAAGGGGGACTAAAAAGTCCCCCCATACAAATACCGATTTTTATTATTATTATTCGGTTTACAGAATATTCTTACGCAGATACCATCAGGTTGTCTACTCGGAAAATTCTGTAGTACTGGTTGCTCTTAGCAGCAGCAAGACCATCAGCAGGCGTACCGCCAACGAATGGGTTAGACGCCATGCCATAACGAGTCTTGAACCCGATACGTGGCTGGAAGTCATTCTCGCCTACAGCGCGAACCATCTGGAGTGGTACATATGGGCAGTAGAATACACCTGCGTCATATGGGTTAGTGCCCTTGTAACCAACAGTTACATAGTCAGCAACCGCATATGGGTCGATGTAGATGCGCATACGTCCGTTCAGTACACCAGCAAAAGTGTTACCAGTGTCGTCAACTTCCAGAGAAGTGCTCAGAGCAGGAGCGTAGTCAAGCATACCAGAAGCAGCAAGTGCAGTAGCAACATCAGAAGATACGATTGCTACGTTACCCTTACCACGTCGAGTTTCTTTAGCGATAGTGTTTGCTTCGCGATCCAGTTGAACAAGCAGACCCTTGAACTTCTCAACAGACCAACGACCATCAGCGTCCGTAGACAGGTCGAAGATACCGTTGGTAGCAGTGTTAGCAGTCAGTGCACCAGTCTTCGCTTGGCTGTTGATAGTACGGATAACTTCGCGGTTGATTTCAGCAAGAATTTCTACTGAAAGGATGTTAGCGAGTTCCGCTTCAGCGTCAAGACCGTGGATTGCTTTCA